GAGATCACCGCGTCGGCATTGGCCGGCACGGAGACGAGAGACAGCTCAAGAACCTCGCTCTTGTTGAAGCGGATTCCGCCTTCATCAAGGAATGAGTATTCCAGGGCCCGGAAGCCGATGGAGACGGCACGCACGAGACCGGCTTTGATCTCGCCCCATGCGGTTTCCACGCGGTCGCGGAGGGGGCCAGCCTGCTCGATGATGGGCAGTCTTGCTTCGAACGTGATGCCGTCCTTGGTCGGTTTGTCGAAGGTGACAGTGCCGACCGGCTTGTCGTGGTCGTGTTGGTGCAGCAGTGGCATCGGGTTCTTGAACTGGACGCCCAAGGGTTCCACGATATCCCCTACCCGGTCAGGATTGGGGGTGGTCGCCACGCCGCGGATAATACGCTGGTCCTCCTCGACCGCTTTCACGGTCAGGACCGAATACATCCTGTTCATTTGGTAGGTCCTTCTCAGCCCAATACGAGCATTTGGTACTCAGGCTTCCGCTCGTCCTTACGGTCGCGAGACTTCATCCCGCAGAGCATCGCCAGCGTCACAGCACCGTCGATCCTGAACCGAGCCTTGTTCTTGTCGATTTTGCGATTACCGGCCGGATCCATCGTGGCGACTGCGTTCGCCATGTTCCAGTTGAGCACCGGACTAGAGGGATGCTTGAGCTTTCGTTCGATTACCGCAAATTCAAGCGCGTCGATGGCCGGCGCCATGTCACGATAGCCCTGCCCCCACGGTATGAGGCGTAGACCGTCACCTTTTTCGCCTTCTTGGAAGGCTTGGACCCCGATCCGATCAAGCTCTCTAAGAAGATCGTTGATGCGCCAGCGGTCATACGCGAGACCAAGCACTTTGTACCGCTGGCACAGTTCAGCAATCCTGAGCGCAACCACTTGTGGGTCGATTGAACGACCGGGCGAGACATCGAGCCAACCCCTTTCGTGCCACTCGACATAACGCAGATTACCAGATCCAAAGTCCCGGTTGCTATGTTCCTTCAGGAGGTCGGCCGGCTTCCAAAAGTATGGTCGAATTCGGGTCAGGTCCCCTGCGCTACCCATCATGAGTGAGGTCAGGTCGATGACACCTGACATGTCGAGCGCCAGGTAGACCTCCTCTCCATCCTCAAACTTGGCGCCCCCAATGCAGGCCATCCATTCGGCCCGGGAGATGAGCGAGGAAACCGGCGCTACACGCTGGTTGAGGTAGAGGTTCCGAAACTTCGGCTCCTCAGCCGGCATGCGCTGCGCCTTATCAGCGATGGCCTTCAGATCCGGAAGTGACCGGAAGTCGCCAAGGGCCGGGTTCGCCAGCTTCCAGCACTTCGGATCGAAGATGTTCTCCTGCTCCTCCGGCACCTCGTAGAGATGGCAGACGATGGTCGGGTCTTTGGCGCTCAGTCCGTCATCGATGAGCTTCGACAGGATGTGCTCCGGGTCATTGCTCTGCGTCGAGATGGTAACGAAGAGCGGCTCGGCCCTGGCGCCGAAGGACGTGTCAAGCACATCGTAGAGTTCTCGGTCCTTAGCCTGTGCCAGCTCGTCGAAGATCACCAGCGACGGGTTGAATCCGTGCTTTGTGCCCGCCTCTGCTGAGATGGCCCGGTAGAAAGAGCCGTTTGAATAGCAGGCCAGCGTCTTGGTCGATGGGATGACACGCACCAAGGCCTTCAGTTCGGGATCGGCATCGACGATCTGCCGGGCCATCTTGAACACCTGTGCTGCCTGCTCCCGATCGTTGGCCGCGGAATAGATCTCCCCGTTCGTAATTGCCTCCGGCCCGATGAGATGGGCCAGCACGAGAGCGGCGATCAGCGCCGTCTTCCCATTCTTTCGAGCGATCGAGAGGATGGCACGCCGCACGAGCCGCCGCTCGGTCGCCCGATCATGCGGCTCGTAAATGTCCCGGATGAACCGCTTCTGCCATTCTCTGAGGATGAAGGGTCCGCCCTGCCCTTCGCCGCTCGGGACAATCAGGCATTCAATGAACGCGATGACCCTTGCTGCCCGATCAGGCCGTCGAACTTGCTCTTTGGATTGCTTTCGGGAAGCTGCAGAGCGGCCCTTGCCTTTGGATCCAGCCCGAGGCGGTCGCCCCACGACCGCATTTCCTCGGACATGGCCTTCAGTATGCGAAACCATGGGTTGGGTTGTTTCTGCCCCTTTGATCCATCGACAACAGGGTCGAAATCGGGGGCGTTCATCTCGTGGGTCGCCCTTTTGTGCCATGCCCAGGCCGTGGCGAAGGCGGAAAGGGCAAATGTGTCGACAGTGGCGTAGGTCTTCGCCGGCATCGAGCGCCGGATCATCTCAATGCATCCCTGTGCATCATCGTGCAGATGGGCAGGAGCGAGAACCTCTCCCGTAGCCTCGATTCCAAGATCGATGAACGGACGCTTCGAAGGATTTCCTTCGAGCCGCTGAAGACTAGCCAACTTGGGCTTAGGCCCCCGCTTTCCCATTATTTCTTAGCCTTTCCAGGAGCTTTCTCAGGATCGCCTTCACATAGTCTTTGACAGCGCTCTTACTCGCTTCGGTGCCACCCGGCTCTGGTTGCGTCATTATTCCCCCCAAGGATCTGCCGCAATGTGACTTCGGCTTAGGAGGACGATAGATGCCAGAGGAAGCTTAGCTGTGCTGGAGCGCACATACTTTGGGGCTAGCAGCCTTGGGAACTTTTTTTGAAAACCTGCGGGATCTCGCGTTTGACTGAGGACGTCGGTCCGAGATGGAATGGCTATGAGGTCTGAGATACCCCCCGGCACCTGTTTGTCCCGCGAGATCAGGTAACTGTACCCTCCCCGGAGCGAGATGGTTCTCTATCCTAGCTACCGTCTGGTCAGTTTGGACATCTTGAGCCATGCTTCGTCGCTCATTAGGGATGGCCCCTAGTAGCTCAGCCATCTCCTCAAGAACATCCATTCAGCGTGACTGCCATCGAAGCTACAGGGCTATCCGGGCTACGTTTCCCCTGAAGCGTCCTTTGAGGTTTGAAGCGCCAGCTGGTTAATCTGTGCGCAGAAACCGTCCTTCGCCGTTGTGTAGGCGCCGCGGTCTGTCGCGAACCGTTTCGAAAGCTCCTGCTTGAGCGCTTCATAGCGGGCTGCCTCGGCCGGATGGGAGCGCAGGTAGTCCCGAAATCGCAGAAAGCGACCTGCGTCTGGATGGTCTGCAGGGTACATGTGAAGGTGAAAGGCTTGCGGCTTCTTAAAGTAGAGCCGACCTTTGATGCCGTTTTCCCCGCGGTACTCATATCCAAGACGTTCCAAAGGTCTGATGCAAGCCAACCCATCTTCCGGTTTGGAAACGATTGCGAGGATGTCGATGATGGGCTTGGCAGCGATACCTTGAATTGACGTACTTCCAACATGGTGAACTGCACTGATGCTGGTGTCACAGGCGGCCAGAATAGCTGACCGCTCAGCTTGGAAGCATTCGGACCACGATGGATCATGCGGCACGAGAAGTATGGTCATGTACAGATCGTAACAATTTCCATCTGGTCCTGCAAAGCAAGTACAATCGAATTCACAAAACGAGAGTTTTCGGGCACTGCGGGCTCCCAGGGGTGGCATTGTCTCAAATACTTTGCAATTCCCATCTGCTTCCCAACTAACGAACGAGCACGACGCCTCTCCTTGCACTGAACAGAGGTGGTCTACTCATACCGGCCATCCATCCAGCCCTACAGCCTGGAAGCGTCCTCGCTCCTCTCGCTGCTTGGTGCTGTTGTGGCAGTGGAAACATAGGGGAGCCCAGTTGCCTACGTCCCAAAACAACCGGCTGTCACCTTTGTGAGGGATCCGGTGGTCAACGACGCGGGCAGGCGTTACCTTCTGGTCCTTGGCACACATCTCACAGAGCGGGTTCCTCTGAAGGAACGTGGCTCGCGCTTTCTCCCACCTGGCGTTGTAGCCTCGCTCTCGGGCTGAACCCCTCTTGGCGTCGTGCTCTCTCTGCCTTGCTTTTGAGGTCACAGTGAGATCATCTCTTCCACAGAGTAGGAGAGGACCAAAGTGGGTAAGATCAGCATCGCCGAAGCAACAATTAGCGAAGGCTCGGGCTATCCAGTTCCATTCGATGTTCCCTGTCGCAACCTTATTCGAAGAGCCCTAGGCGACGTTGCCAGTCTAACTCAGTTCGGTGTCAATCTTACTCACCTGCCGCCAGGAGCATGGTCAGGCCAGCGCCATTGGCATAGTGCCGAAGATGAGTTTGTTTGGGTGCTCGATGGGGAACTCGTCTTAGTAACGGACGAAGGTGAATCGATCCTACGCGCTGGCGATTGTGCCGGTTTCAAAGCCGGAGACGCAAACGGGCATCATCTGCAAAACCGCTCAGATAAGGAAGCCGTCATTCTAGAGATGGGGTCTCGCCGGCCTGACAAAGATGTCTGCACTTACTCCGATATCGATCTAGTGTGGAGCCAAGCAGGAGGCGACGTTCATAAGGATGGCACGCCATACTAGCTCCCTCTGCCTTGCTCTGTGGTCTAGGGGCTTGGCATAGCTTCCATGAACAAATCGTAATGTTTGAATTTACCGGCTGTTCATTCACCGGGGTGTCTTTGCGCGTTCGGGGGCTCAACCAAAAACAAGGATTACCTATGACTTTCGGAAGACTCGCGCTCGCTACTGTTGCTCTGGCTGGGTTTGTCAGCCTGAGCGGGCCTGCGCCACAGGCTCAACCTCTCGTCCGTATTCCAGACATTTCATCCAACTCCGATATCACCTTCGCTCAGTATCGTCCTGGTGATCGCCGCTTTGGGCGTCCTCACCGGGTGTGCCGGTGGGAAACCGAGACGAAGCGAGTTCGGGGCCGTCTCATCAGAGAGCGCGTTCAGAAGTGCCGGATCGTCCGTCGCTGACAGTAAATGAAGGGCTCTTCGGAGCCCTTTCTTTTTGGCTCAACCCGGGAGGAATAGAGGAAAGCCGAGGCTTGATGTTCGTCAGCTTACCCATCAGGCCAGCTTGCGATCCCGTAGCATGCCCCAAAGGCTATCGTACTGGAGCATTTACATCTGCTTCTTGCGCATCTCGGAGAGTTGCAATTGGGTCTGGTTCTCCCTGAGAGTCTGCGTGAGGAAGCGGAGAAGGATATCCATGAAGCCTAACCCACTGTGAACTCTGGTCTTTACCCGAGCCATGCGTCGCATTGCACTAGCTATGCGCTCGGAGCCCTCGACTAACCTTCACGCCACCGTTGTAATTCCCGGACGTGACATGGGAGCGGAGGGTGCTATGCGTGATGACGATGACGATTATCTCGAAGCTCGTAGCCACACGCCTGCCAACGATAACCTCGCTCGAGTCCTCAGGTGGGTAGGTCTAGTTGGAGCCCTGGCGGTGATCGTGTGGATCACTGTGACTTTGGTTGCGTGACCGGCCTTAGTAGGCCTCGCCAGCTCCGACAGGTGCAAGCTGCAGAGGCTGCCAGGAGAGATTATGATCGAAAAGGTTCCTCCCCTCGACGGTTCAGCCTCATTGCACGTTTACCGTGCCTACATGCTCAATGATCGGGGCCACTTCTTAAAGGTTTTCGAGCTGTTCTGTCGGGATGATGAGGACGCAATCGAGCAGGCCCGTCTGCTTGCCGATGGTCGGGCCATGGAAGTCTGGGAGTTGAATCGCAAGGTCGCGGTCATTCCCGCATCCTAGCCCTCAGATGTTCAAGCCTCTCAGGCAATATCATCCTGGGCTAGCCGGCTCAGTTATTGTTAGAAACTAACATCGTGCAGCTAAAGGGTTGCCATCGCTACTGAGGACGGATAGCAAGGCTCCCTCACGATCCCGTTGCCCTATCACTTCGGAGGTGCCTGAATGCCCCACGAAGCGTACTGTATTGCGCACCGAGAGAACCGTTGGGCGGTCCTTCACCGAGGCAGAGACCTTGGTGCATTTCATCTGCGTAACCATGCCCTCAGATTTGCTGTAACGGCGGCTCACCATTCCGCCAAGGCAAGGCGCCCAAGTGTCTACATTCTTGACCGCAGCGGAGAGTTCTACACGGTTTGGGACGGGCGCAGGGACATCGTCACTCTGGACGAGTAATACCTTCTGCCTTAACAGCCCCAGCCTCTCTGCGACGCTCTAAGGGCCTGGCGTGTAGGCTATGGGTTTGATTGACCAAACCGCATCCCTGCGGTTCACTTGGACTAAGTAACAGAGGGTGTGCGATGTCAGCTAAGTGCCCGAAATGCGAAGAACCCCTACTGAGCGTGAAGTGCTACAGCGTCGATATCGAAAGCTCAGGCGCCCTACAGAGCGGTACAGTCTATGCTTGCCCTGCGTGCTCTGCGGCCATCACCATCTCACTAGGAGCGCCGCCTATTGTCGCTGGGACCGTCTTGGAAACTGTGACTGATGTTTCAGTCAACCCAGAAGACGCGAAACCAACCCTACCGCAGTAGCGCAAGCATCTCAGCGGAATATGGGAAAAGGGCCCACAATGCGACTGTGGGCCCTTAAAACCATGGAGCGGGTGGTGCGGTGCTGCCCCGCCGCCGTGCGAGATGGATCCTCGCCGCTGCCTGCTTCACCCGCAGTACAGCAAGGTTAGCACCGCGATTTCCCTGCGCAACCAACCTTCTGACCTACCTCAGAAGGCCGAGCCTCTCAGCAATGCGCTCCTAGACTTGCGCGCTGATCTAGAGGCTCGGGCGTGTAACGCTGCTTGTTATTGTTAAGCTTACTCAGGTATCAGTCCTAAGTCTTATACCCTCGGCTTTGACATCAAGTCCGAGGCTAGAAATGATTAAGGAGAATTAACCGTCCGAGCGAGCCATGAACGTGAATATGAGCAAGCGCCAGAAACTTGATATTGATCCACGCCTCGACGCAGAAGACTGCACTCATCATTGTCCAGTGTGGCTCTCAGTTTCCTTGGCAGCAGTCGGAATTATCAGCATAACAGGCCATTACTTCTTCGCTTAGGCAGCTACCGCACCCCAAGCCTCTCAGCGATGCTCTCTTCAACGAAGAGGTTGAGGCTTATCTCAACCATGAGGCAGCCGTCATCGTCTCGGGCGTAAGTCTTGCGCTTTGTTGAGAGTATGGAATGAACGGGCCTGGAAACTTCGAGGTCAGGCACCAGTTCACTCTCCTGGTCGCTCGATCGACCAGGCTAAGGAGTATGCCTTGCTCAAGAAAATGATCGTTATCTGTTCGCTGGCCCTAGGTGGGTTTGCGATCAATTCGGCTTCGGCCTCGTCAGCGCCGGGTCCGCTTCCGCAAGCCGCAGCCGCTGTCGAGACGCTTGGAACCACTGCACAATATGCCCAATACTATTATGGCCCACCGCGCCGCCGATACGTTCCCCGGCGATACGTTCCGCCGCGTCGCTACTATGGTCGCCGCTACTACGCGCCGCCACGGCGTTACTATGGAAGGCGGTATTATGGGCCACCGGTAGGGCGCCCTGCACCAAGGCGCTATTATCGCTACTGATGAGAGCTAGGGCGTCCGCAAAGGCGCCCTTTCTTTCTATAGAAAAGCCGCCTCGGGGTTATCCAGGCGGCTGCATCTCATCTAAAGCTAACGCACTCCGGGTGAAAATCACCGAGAGTGCGTCTGTGTTTTAATAACTATCGCTAAGGCCGTGAGGTTTCAAGCGGCTAGTGGTTAAAATCTGACGTTTGGTAGGCTGATCGCGCTCGTCAGCGATGTACCAGGATGTTGACCAAGCGGCCAAAGGGATCACGGACGTAGAAGCGGTCTACGCCCCACGGCTCAGTTGCCGGACCATATTCGATCTTGAACCCTGCGGCCTGCATCTTCCGATGAACGTCGGATAGGTTATCCACCTCTATGGAGAGGTCGGGCACGGGCGTACCCGATCCTCCCTCGGACATCACGCTGATCTGTGGCGTCATGCTGCCATCGGCCGTGAAGGTCATGATCCACCCCATGTCCATAGCGATGTTCATCCCAAGTACGTCGCCATAGAACGTCTTTGCGGCATCGGTCTGGTCGACTGCCAGGTTTGCAACAATGCGCCTCACGGCCATTGATTGTCTCCTCGTATTGTCCTCACGGGTGGGTACCAAATGTCAGAATTCGACCACTAGCGCGGTTATATTCTACTCCGCAGCTTCCAACCGTTGCAACTCGGTCGCCTTCATCTTCACCTTCGATGCCCTGCCCATGATGTCGAGCACCACCTCCACCCTACCCTTCGAGAGCATGGACACGACTTGGGCTTGAAGGTCCGTGAACGCTCCGACAGTCAGCCGCACGACTTCGCCAGGGCCGTACTGCGGTCCAAGATCAGGCAGCCGGGTGAAGTCGAACTCGCCGGCCAACTCCCGCTCAAGGAGCCTCGCCAACAGATGAACAGGCGTTTCCTGCCCATCCCGTGGCTCAGGAGCCGGAATGCGGCCTGGGGTGCCGTAGCCGTCCCTGACAAGGCCCTCAACGCCATCCACGCCTCTCATTCTGAAGAAGTCCTGTCCGGACTTAAGGCCAATGAATAGATACCGCGGGAAGAGCGGGCTCTCCCGCTCCACCTTCTTCCTGGCATGGACAATCCAGCGCTTTGTCTGGGGCAGATAGGTCTGATACCCTGCACGACGTAGGCCGAGTTGCGCCCTCCTCTCGCACTTGGGATTGCAGACGACCACGAACCAGGTGAGCCCCTCGAAGGTCTCAGGGGGCTCGTGGTTGACCTGTGGGACTTCCCGGAACTGCGCGACGAGCTCAGGAGCAAGTTGCAGCCACTCTTCGACTTCAGCAGACAGATCGAAGCGGGGGAGATTGGTCATGCTGCTGCCTTCCATTCCATGCGGGCGAGATGGGCGGGGAGTTCCGAAGGCCCGACGCCGTAGCGGCGCTTGCAGATCCGGTAGACCTGAGCGCGGGAGATGCCGAGGCGCTCGCTGATAATGGTTTGCGATAGGCCTTGCTTGAGCAGGTTCAGCACCTTCTCAGGGTCGTACTGGGCTTGGCGCCCTGCCCTCGCCCTGACAGTGACGCCCCTCGTGTAGCGGACGGCAGTTCGCCGGCTGATATCGAACTCGGCTTCCAGATCGGTTAGGGACTTCCCTGCCCATTTGGCCGCCCTGATCTCCACAGCGACTTCATGAGGAGCACGGTACTTCATGCAGTTCCACCTTTGTTCGTGTTCCGCAAGGTTGCCTTGATGGCGTCACTGGCCGCCAGATCGCCCCAGCCCTCGGCCTTGAGGCGCGCAAGAGCCTCGAAAGGATCTTCCTTCGGCTTGGCTTGCTCCTTCGTAGCCATCTGTGGGCGGATCTTCTGCTCCCAGTAGCGCACCGCGCGGGCGCGCTGCTCCACCGTCGCTTCCGTCTCATTCGACTGCGGCATGGTTCGCCTCCGTCATCTCACGTAGACCGGCCAGAATACCCTTCCCGGGGTTAGTTAAGATTTGTTCCTTGCGCGCCTGCTCTTCGGGAGTTTCCGGCCGACGCTTCAGCGAGCCAGGGCCGCGATCTTCAGGGCTGACGCTGGTAGCGATGCCTTGGATGACCTGCTCCAGCTGACGCCGACGCACATGCATCTCGGCCTCAGACTGTGGCTGATAGCTCACCGCGTCGAGAACCATCTGTAGACCAATACGCTGGCCCATGGCTGCCATCACCAGGTTCTTCGCGGCATCGTGCAAGACGCGCTCAGGCGGCGGGAATGATGCGTCGTACTCACGACCGATCTCGCCCTTAAGCCACCGGGCATAGGCCTCACGGACAGCCCATGCCGGAAAGTCCCGCAGCACGATCCGATAACCCTCGGACCGGGCGCGGATCATGTCGTCATCCTGGCGCGCCGTGGCGTAGCGAATGATGATCGCGCCGATGGTGGCATCGATCTCCTTCGCGGGACCAGGCTGGGCCATCAGGTCGAGCTCTGCGACTCTACGCTCGATAAATGCCCGCTGTGTCTGGCTCGGCATCGAGGAAGCGGGAAGGGTTACGACCTTCCGACCATGCGGGCCGATCCGATACGCGTCGTTCTTCCGAAGATCCATGCAGGTCTGGTTCAGGATCGTAGCCCATGATGGCAGCGACTCTAGCCGCGGTGCCCGAAGATCGATCGGCGGAATGGGTTCGACCGTTGCGATTGCCTTGCTGGTCATTTTGGGCTCCTCGGGAGTTGAGCATCACGCTCCGGGCGTAGCTGAAGGGGTCTCGGGTTCCGGCGAGCAGGGCGGCGTCGATGCCCTGCTTCACGACATCGGGCGGATGGTCTTTCAGCGCCTTGCCGATCCACTTGCCGACAGCCTGCTCGGATTTGCCCGACAGGTCGGCCAGGGCGCATTTCGAATTCCAGATTTGATCGTTGATCGAAGCCTCAGCTAAGGCGCGGCCATCGGGCGGTGCCGATGCGGCAGCATCGGAACTGGGGGAGGTAGGAGGGGGGTTAGAGTTATTATCATTGGGGGGAACCTGGGAGGGGGTGTCCCCTGCAGTCCCGGTCTGTCCTGCTGTGTCCCCGCTTGTCCCCGGGACATCGGGAGACATCTGGGTGACGGCGGGACGCTTTGCGGCACGTTGGCGGGCCTTCTTTGCGGCTGCCTTTGCACGCTTCTCCGCGAGAGCAGCATCATCCTTGGCCTTCGCGGCTTCGACGGCCGCGAGGATCACTTCGATGGAGGCGCCTGCCTCAGCCATAGCGCGCAGAATGGCCGGATCGATGCTCATGCCGCACCATGCTTGTTCAGGGCGGCAATGGCCTTGGCTTCGATCTCATCAAGCCATACCCGCACACGAGCCGACCCAAAGGCCTCTTCAGCTGTGGCGAGCTTCTTGACGCTCTCAGAGGCCGCAAGACGGGCCTCTACATAGTCACCGTACTTGCTGGCCTTCTCCTCACGCACACTCACGAAGTAGAAGAAGCCTTCGAGGGCATGCTCTTTGGAGATGGCTAGGGCGGCAGATTGGCGAGCGAACTTGATCATGCGGCCGCCTCACTGAACTTGGTGGACTCATCGCCCCAGTTATCCCACCCGAGGCGGCTCTGGCGGCTGAAGAGTTCGACGCGACGTGCACCAGGCATCATCTGCTCGGCGGCCGCGAAAATCTCCTCAGGCTTCCGGGAATGCTCGCGGAGTGGGCCTTCGATGACCGTACGGATGTTGCGAGCTGTGTCAGGATTGCCGTTCGTGGCGAGCAGGAAGGGTTCGGAGGCGCACCTGAGGCGGTAGCCGGTTCCGAATGCAAGCCCACCATTGACGGTCCGCTTGACCCACACGCCGGAGGTAACGAACCGGAATCCCCATGCTGCGATTACCTCAAGCTGCTGAGGCAGCATTGGATGAGTCGCCCAAAGCCAAAGCAGGCAATCCGGTGCCGCGAGATGTCCGACTGGCAGCGCCTTGATCTCTTCCAGCGTCATCGTCGAGTAGTGGGACTCGGGGCTCTTGTGCTTCTTGCCCGCAGGGCTCCATGTGTCGAAGCGCCATGGCGGATCTGCCATGATCAGATCGTAAGTGAAGGGGCGGAGGTTGCCGAAAGGCCAGCTCATTACCGCACCTCGCTCACTTTGACTTTCAGGCAGCCCCAATCCTGCAGAATGGCGAGCGCACCCATGAGCGTATCTGCGACAGCGACCTTCCAGCCTCGTGCACGCGCACGTGCGTGGAAGGCCTCCTGATTGTCGTTGAGGGCCTGCCCTTCGCGCTTGAGTTCAAGCCCATGGAATACGCCTTCGGGAGAGAGGAGAATGAAGTCAGGCCAGCCCGGCTTCATGCCCATGCGCTTCAACTTCGCGCCAGTAGCGTCGTCACGCAGCTCGCCGGCCGGATAATGCGTCCACTCCCACTCGGGACGGGCGAACCGATCGAGTTCTTTCTTGACCGAGAAGTGAAGGATCAACTCTTTCGGACTGGGCAACTGCTCGCAGCTAATGACCTCGCC